TGTTTTGCTAAATCAACATGAGCTAACTTGGAAGATAAACCATTAGGATGTCCTAAAGATGTGTAATGGTCATATCTATCACTGTAATATTTACTACGTTCTATGCCTTCTTCTTTTTTTTGCTTTTTGATTTTGGAAATCCTGCTTTCATATTTGCATAAGCTTTAGCACTTATGGTAGATTTTTTTTTACTTCTACTTGTTCCTGCTTTTTTTCTTTTGTTAATGTTGTAATATAAACCTTTTTTAGCCATCAACACTTACCTTTTTTCTTTTCTTTTTTGTTTTTCATTTTTTTAAACTTTGGTGGTCTTCCTTTTGTTTTTCCGTATGTTCCTTTACCTGATGGCATATCTATCTCCTAAAGTAAGTTAAATAATTTTTCAGCTTTATCGCTGAGTAATGCAAATACAATAATAGCTCCATATACAACATATTTGAATCTAAACACTTCTATTTTTACATCACGCATGTCTGCTTCTATATGCGTTAGATGATTGTTTTTGATAATTTGTATATCCTTTTTAATCATCTCAATTTCTAAGTTTAATTCATTTAAGTTTTTCATGTTTTCTTCCCTTTAAACATTGAATAGGCAATAGCAACAGCTTCAGACTGAGTTTTTCCTTTTCTTTTTAACTCTTTTATTTTGTTAGCTATGAGCCTTCTATCTCTAAATTTGCTCATGTTTATTTACCTATTTTAACTGGTCTTTCCTGTACAGCTTCTAACGCTAGTTCAGCTTTACTCAATTCTAACTCAGATTTTTTAATTTCTAATTCTTGTTGTTTGATAGCCAACTCTACTGCTGCTGATTCTTGTTTTAGTTTTAGCTCAGCAATAGATAACTGTGCGTCTGTTTGTAGTTTTTGCAACTCTACTTGTGATTTTTGTGCTTGTATTTTTTCATCTACAGTAGGTTGTGGTGGTTGTGGTGGTGGCATCATATCAGGATTAGATACAAATTCATCTGTATTCTTATATCCTGCTTGTGATATAAACTCACTAACAGCGTTATATATATTTTTTTCAGTAACAAGTCTTCCCATTGTTCCATTCTGAATCAATGATTGTATTATTTGCATAATACTAGACATAGTTTGTAGTTTTGTTTGCTGTGAACCACTACCTAAACCAACTTTAACAGTACAATTTAGTTTTTCTTTCCATTTAGTTACGTCAATAGGTACAAACTTTCCATTCAAATAGAATATTTTTTTCCTATCTTCATACTTTTGTACAAGTGCGTATATGTTTCTAAATAAATCTTTTATACCTGTTTCTGCAAATATACGAGCAATAAGCTCAACTCTTTGCATTGCAGACTCTGTTGCTGCCGAAATAGCACCCGATGTTACATGTGAATTTAATACATCAGGATTGAGTCCTTGTGACATCTTAGACACTCCACTTCTTTCTTCTCTAATATTGTCTAAATATTGTACCATTTGGAACGCATAAGGCTGTATTTGTGGAGTTGGCAAGGGTTGTACAGCCCCAGGCGCTCTCATTCTAACTATCCCACCTGGGCGAGAGGTTAATAAATCGTCTAGTTCTACTTGTCCTGCCATAACGGCATATCTTGCGTTATTCGTTAAATACATATTATCCAATAGGTTACGCATGATTGTTGATTTAATTAATTGGATATCTTTGACAGTATCTGCGATAGACATTCCGTAGAACTTGTGAGGAATAGGTAAAGGGCAGATAGCTGAAAAAGGAAACATCTCAATTTCTTCGTTATCTAGTATATAGCTACCACCCTTAGTAATCTTTCTTAACTCTGATACGCCATCTCCGTCAAAGTCAATTTTTATATAGCATTCATCTATCCAAACCTTTCTGTTTGCTCCTTCTCCTTCAGATGGAGGTACTGAGTCATCATCATAGCTAAATCTTGCTAGTCTTTCTTCGTTCAATTCAGCTTCTGATTGTGCATATCCTGGAATATTGCTAACCACTTCAGGGTCATAACCCTCTTTAATTAATTCGCTTACTGATTTTTTGACTCTATGACAAACAAAATCTGCATCTTCTAGTGAAGACGCTCTCCTAGATACTAAAAACTCTTCAGGTGGAACAGAAACTACTTTTACTTGACCTACATTTTTTCTGCATACTACTTTGAGGTCATGTTCTACGATTTCGGGGCTAATTAATGTTCCCATATCGTCAACTTGTGCTTTTTGTTTGATTGTTTCTGTGTGTTCTAACACTTCTATGTATTCATCTGCCAATACTGACTGATATTCTTCTTCAGTCAAATTTTCATAAGTTTCTTTTGTAACTTCGTACTTATTTTCCCAATAATGTTTAATAATCCCTGTTTTAGATATAAGAGCATCCTTAAAAGCGTCATAAAGGACCTTAAACCCGTTATTTTGGCGATTAAATACATAGTTGCAATAGTCAGTAGCTTGTTGTGCCATTAAAGCGTCTTCTGGACCTTGTGGCTCGAATTCAGCAATATTGTGATGTGTTGTAAATATACGCATCAATGATGGCATAATATATTCAATTGTGTCTCTTACATCTGTAGTAACAATTTCAGACCTACCATCAATTTCATTTCCAAATGGCTCACCAAGATAATACTTCATAGCATCTTCTCTTTGATTGGATAGTTCTGTATTAGAATATCCAGTAGCACCTGATATTTCAGCGTTTAGCTGTGATACTAATTGGTCTTCAGTTAGTTTTTTTGGTTTTTTTGCCATTCTTTTCCTTTAGTGTATCTAATTCTTTTTGTAATTTTTCTATTTTTTCTTCTAGTTCTTGAAGCTTGTAAGCCATTTGTGTAGGAGAAGCTATTAGATTAGCCATTATTTTTTAACTCTATCTTTAAATTTTTGTGCTGCAGATTTAACAGTTTTAGCCATGTCTTTTTTTACTTTGTCTTCGTACATAGATTTAGGAACTCCTCCTAAGTCATCATAGGTGCTTGGTAAGTCTTTGCCAAAATGATATTTGTATGAACTTTTTGCATCATAAAGTTTTTTGTAATTTTCACCTATACCATGAGCTGTGTATTTTTTTTTGACCTTTGCGACCATATTTTTCTCCTAAACTATCGCTACATCTGGTCCTAGTCTACCTTTACTATTCCATTTAGATGTTTCTGTTGTTGAATGACGTAAACTCATTGCTGCATACCTAGTTGCAGCCATTAAATCGTCTTTTAATTTTACTATTTTACCATCTTTACGATGATAAAGCCTAAATTCCTCAAACCATTCGTGACATGTGCTAAACACTTTAAATCTACCCGACTCCATACGACTTAACATGTCCATTATACCTGCTTCTACTGAATTACCACCCTTTTTTTCGCCTAATGCAGGTGGGTTTTCGAAATGAAAAGGTAGCATATTTACATGAGCTGTCCTATATTGCTCTGCCAAAGTTATTCCCGAACCTTTATCATGTTGCAATCCATCGTGTGGGAATGCTATAGGAATGTAATGACTACCTTCTCTCTCATTGATGTGTGAAGCGTGATAATCGGGTGTTTGTTTCGATTCTCTATATACATCATAAACATACACAATATCTTCATCTCTATCCCATGCAATCCATACGACTGCTGTAGGATGGTCATAACCAAAATCAAGACCTGCTATCCTTGCATAGTGAGGGGGTAGCGTGAAAGGTTCACAGGTCAAGCTGTCCTCGGAGACAGGAAATACTAAACCACTTCCAATCATCGGAATACCTTTTGACCTCATATCTCGCTCATGAGGAGGTAACGCAGCTAAAATTTGTTCTTTCATGTCGTCAGTTAGATGTCCTGCATCTTCCCAACCTGCTGTAATTAACGCCTGTCCTGGGCGCAATTCATTAGTAAAGTTCTGTACTACCTCTGTCATGCCTGATTCAGGGGTAAATGTCAGATATACTAACCCTCTCTTGTCTAATGTACGAGTAATACATTGTGAGTATATATCTTGAGGTGGTTCCTCGTCCAACCACACCAAATCAATACTTTCCCCCATAAATTTTTCAGAACCCATTTCGTAGGCTTTGAAGGCAACTCTCGACCACCCACCTGATGTGTGTTTAACAAGGACGGATGAATGTGCATTAGGCACTCCAGGTTTCCTTGTAGTTTCTCCAATGAGATGTTTAGGGATGGAACCTTTTCCCTTATCTCTCGGGTTGTCGGGTTGCCCGAACAATTCTTTTTGACAAATATCTCTAGTTGTTTCGTTAGATGCCCCACACACCCACGCCTTGATAGGCTCTTCATACCTTTTTCCTTTCCACCATGAAGGATAATTTCCAGTCAAATGCATAGACATCTCCATAGCGCCCACAAAAGACTTGCCTACCCTATTCGCAGCCATTAATAATCGTTGATTTGCTTCTGCCCCTGCTTCGTGAAAGGCTTTTTGAAACTTATACGGCTTGTAGTAGTTTAATCTATTCTCTTCCCTTCTTTTCGTAAGGGTTTCTATAATCTCTTGGATTCTTTCTGCTTCTGACATAGTGTTTAGGGGGCTTTAGACATAAGGCGTAGTTGTCCACCTCCTAGTTTAATGATTTTTTTTAAAAAAACAAGAGAAAGTGTAAACTTTATTTTTCCCTCCATAGCGTGTATCGAAGCTCATCTTCATAGATAAGTTCATAAGGGGGTTACGGGGGTTCAGTTATCAGAAATAATCAAAAGCAGTTTAAAGTGGTTGCAAGTTTAAACTCATTGACAGTTTAAAAGTTATTTAAGTTTAATGTGGTTGTGAGTTTATTAGATTTTATTCAGAGTGGGAGTGAGTGGACGTGGTATCTATTATCCAGTAAACAAGAACAGTTTAAACTAACAAAGTTATAATTAAATAAAGCTAATGAATGTATAGTATATCTATCTATAGAATAAGTAATTAAAGGCTTTCGGCAAAATTAAACGTGTTTATTTTTTATTATAAACTACAAATAAAAAAGGCTAGAATGAATTAACAATCTAGCCTTGATTATACGTTTGATTATAAAAGTATTTTGTTAACTTCCTTAATCAAATCTTGAGAATTATTATATGTGCTTTCATATTCTAAATAACCCTCATTACCTCTTTTATGATTTACTGTTATTTGTAGAGTATAAACTTGTTTATCGTCTATAGTCTTTTCTGTAGTTACGAATTTAATTATCTTATCTTTGTTTATGTATAGCTCCTTGATACTATCGCTAAGCTTTACGTTTATTTTATAATATTTGCTCATTGTTTACTCTCCCATTTGTTGTTTAAATTCTTCTATAGATTCATCGCTTTCGAATGTTTCTCCAGTATCTGAATCTCTAAGCTTTCCGTCTTTCTTTATTTCTGTAACTTTAACAATTCCAGAATCTGTTCTGATTGTTTCTTTCTTGTTAAGGTTTACGTCTGACTGTATCATCGCCACTTCATAGCCAAGCTCATCTGTACATTCCATACAGTAAAAACCTTTGCCGAGATTCTTCTCTGAAGTATGTAATGATGAGCCACAACCATTTGAACAAACTAACCTAAATAGTTTCTTTTGTGGTTTCTTCTGAACATTAAAAGGCTTGTGTGGATATTCGGGCATGTCATAAACTTCTTTATATAATGTTTTAAACTCATCATTTGGAATTGTTGCCGTATAAGAAC